GGAATGGTTGAACGGTCACATGCAAGATAAGTATAATTCCTCTAATATGGAAGAAGATTTAGATATGGAACCCGTTTACAAAAGTCAAGGCTTTGAAGAACATAGTACGTATTGTGCTGAAATGATAGTGTTGTTAGTATCTTTAGGACTTGGTTTTAAAGCTAGGGACCCTTTCTTTTCTTTCATCTCGAATGCAATTAGGTTCTCTGACAAGCAAAAAGAAAATTTAGCTAGTTCGATGCTTAAAATGTCTATAAAATTAAATACTTTCTTCACTGAAACAATTAATAATGAGACACTTGCTAATTTTTTCTATGTTGATATTGTTTCAGATATTAGAGTTAAAGAATTACTTGAAAAGTTGCATGACCATGTCTCTTCTTGTAATGCTGGTACAGCTTATTGCGATGGCTATCGGGAAGAAATATATGATCAATTATTGGAAGAAGTTAGAACTCTTCTTAAGAAACTTGATAAAAATAGTTATGATTATCGTTTGCTTTCGACTGCTTTCAATGATGTAGAAAAGTTAAATTTAACCATGAAAACTTTTTCAAAATCACTTAACGGAGATCGTATTGAACCATTTGGTGTATTGATTAAAGGTTTACCTGGAGTTTTTAAAACTGTGGCTATGGAAAGAATTGCTATATTAACTGCTAACTACACCATACCTGAGTTTTGGAAACAAGAGTTTAAGGACAATCCTAAAAGATTTTTCTTTCCTCTACCCAATGATAAATTTTTCGATGGTTACGATTATAAGGCTTGGATTACCACTATGGACGATCTCTTTCAAAGGAGAGAAGTTGCTGGTGATACTGATCCTGATTCTTTAAAAGTAATCAAGATGATTAACACTGCTCCTTATTTGTTGCCTATGGCTGCTGTAGATTCTAAAAATAGTAAATATTTTAGATCTGCGTTCGTTATGGCGAACACAAATTTGAACAATTTTAGATCATTACAAGCTATCGAAGATCATGTAGCTGTTGAACGAAGATTTAACTTGCATATTACAGTTACCATCAATCCAGTCTATTTAACTCCTAAAGGAAAACTTAATTTTAAAAAGTTACCTCAATTAGAAGTTACTGATGATGATCCTGAAGGCTCTACTTATAGTCATACTTCAATACCAAACGATTTTTGGATATTTAATGTAGTTGAAGTTAGAGCAAATAAGTTTTCAGCTTCAAAAGTTATGGATTTAGAATCTGTCGTTGTGAAGATTATTGAAGGTCATCATGACCGCATTAAGGATTATCATGTTAATAAGCTTTCGACTAAGAATGCTTTCGAACAAATGAAAGAAAGTCTTGATAAGAAGTTCAATGACAAGTTGAACAGACCTAAGTGGACTATTAATCCTAATAAGAAAGTTTTTGCTGCTCAAGGAGGAGTTGAAGAACTTGACTATGCATATAGGAAATACAGTTCAGTTAATGAAGGAAGTAGCATTTCTACAAGTTGGACAAGTATCCCTGGAAGTTACGTTGAATTGTTAGATTTTAACAGTGCATCTGAGTTTAGAGCTTATATAGATAATTTCAAAATGGGACATTTTGACCATTTGGTTGCTTGGTACTATGATGTTTGTAAAGAACTCAAAAGGATGGATCTTTTTGATTGTGATTTGACCAAGTTACGTGAACATATTTCTAGGGTTGATAGACAAACACAGATGAATTTCGTTTGTGTTATTTCGGATCAAGATCCTTTTAAAGAATGGGTTTATGTCTCTTTCTTAGGTTATCTTGAAAATGGCATTAATCCTGTTTCTATGGAGAAAGAATATTCTTTTATTACATTTAAAAATGATGTTTCTATGGTGTTAAAGAAAGTTAAATGTTTCTTTACGCCAGTTTTTAATTTTATTAAGAATAACTTTTCTGTTTTATTACTAGGAGGAGCTGCTCTTGGGACTTTTGCCTATTTTATGTATAAAGCCTTTAGTTCTGCTATACTCCCGTATGCTCAATCCGTTGACTTTGATAGAATGGGTTCTAAACATTATAAGAAAAATGTAGGAAGGAGAGCTAGATTATCCAATATGCCTAAAATAGTAAATATTGCTCAAGGGATGTTGATGGATAGTATAGATCTTACACGCTTACCTAATTTTGATGCTGTTGATTTAGGCCCACGAAATGGTACTAATGATATTATAGCAAAGATTTTGAACAAGTATTTGTTTATAATATATGTAGTTTATCTTGATGCTGATGGTGAAATTCAATATAGAAGATTAGGCCATTCTTGGAATATTATTGGCCAATATTTTTCTTGTCCGTTCCATTATATTTATAAAGTTGATAAGTTTACTCAAAAAGAAGGAGTTAAAGCGGTTCAATTAACATGGGTGACTTCCAATAAGTCCACCTGTTACAGAATGCCCGCTCATGATTTCTTGAATAATTTTGAAACTACAGATACGGGAGCCGATAAGGACCAATGTCTTATTTATGTTCCTGTGGCTCAGAGAACTTCTACTGGTGTTCTTAAGTATTTACTTAATAACAAAGACATGGAAGCTCTATCAAAGAATACAGCATTTGATGCTATTCTTGTGGGTACTACACACAAAGGTGTAAAAGACAATGCTCTTGTTTTGAGAATCAATAGATTTAGATCTAAATTCTTAAACGATCCTGTTTTAGTTGAAGCCTCTTGGTCAGATGAAGATCCTATATATCAGTTAGAAAATGTTGCTGTTTATAAAGCTCCGATGTTTTCTGGAGATTGCGGTTCCTTATTGTTTTCTGACAATGCTAACTTTCAAAATAGAATATTGATGGGTATGCATGTAGGAGGAGACGCTAATTCTGGTTTTTCAACTCTCTTTACTTATGAAGATATGATGGAAATGCTAGATGAAGTAGGATATAAACCTGATTATTATGTAGAAGAAGAAATACCTGATTTCGTACAATATAATCATGTTTTCGAATCTCAAGCTGGTTTAAAGCCAGTTGGGAGTTTTTCTCCAAAGTACACTCCAAATACTATAGTTAAGACTGCTATGAAGAGATCACAGCTTTTTGGGAAATTACCTCCGCCATTTGATGTAGTAAAAACATATCCTGCACGTTTGAGAGAATTTGTAGATAAGAATGGTATAGTAGTTAATCCATGTAAATTGGCACTTACAAATTATGCGAAAGAACCTGGTTGTATACCGTATCATATTCTTTTTGCTTCATGTGCTAGTTATGAAAAACTTGTTCTTGATGTTACGTCAAACTATGTTTTACCACGTACAGTTATACCTTTAAGGGAAGCTTTACATTCATTTAGAGATGTTAAACCAATAGCATCTAATACCAGTCCCGGACATCCTATGACTTTGAGTCATTGCGAAAATTTGAAAGATCAATATTTCAAAGCAAAGGTTGAAGGGAAAGAAGAAATTAGTGAAATGATTTTCTCGCGAATTGCTGAAGAAGTCGAGGAAAAGATTTTACTTATGGACAAAGGTATTAGACCTTTCTTTGTTTACACTGATAATTTGAAAGATGAGAAAAGAAAAATAGAGAAAGTACAAAAGGGTATTACTCGCATGTTTTCTGGAAGTCCTTTTATATTATTATGTTTATTTAGGATGTATTTTGGTGCTTTTATGGATGCTTTTACAGCTGGAAATGTAGAATTAGGTTCTGCTATAGGGCTTAATCCTTATTCTGAAGATTGGGACAAACTTGCTAGGTATTTGAAGAAATTTACTGCAAAAGGGTCTCGACCGAAGGCTGGAGCTGGTGATCATAAACATTTTGATGGTTCTGAACAACCCTCTATATTGAATTTAGTACTTGATATTATTAATGCTTTTTATAGAGACCATGGTAGTCGTCCTTACTTTATGAGATGTAAATTATGGGCTGAAGTTACAGAATCAAGACACATATTTGCTCTACAGTATTATGAGTGGCATAGTTCTTTACCCAGTGGTACACCACTTACTGCACTTATTAATACTATATATAATCAACTCGCATTTAGAGTTTGCTTTATGTTTGCTGGAGGAGATATTGAGGAATTTAATTCTCATGTTTATGTAGTAGCTCTAGGTGATGATAATGCCTGGTCAACTTCACCTAAGTATGAGGAGATGTTTAATGAACTCACCATGCCTGGACTTATGAAGAAAGCAGGTATGGTTTTTACAAACGAGGCTAAAGAAGCTGCGATCTACAAGTTTAGAGATCTTTCAGATATTGAATTTTTAAAAAGAAGTTTTAAATTTTTGAAAGATAAGAACAGGTGGATTGCTCCTCTTCAAATGGAGTCGATAGCAGAAATGTTGAACTGGACTAAGAAAGGCTTAGGCGGTGATCAGATTGCTGTTAACAATATTGGAGTTGCTTGTAGAGAATTGAGTTTACATGGAAATAAGGTTTATAACCAATGGTTTGGAGCCCTTATGAAATTGAAACAAGAAAACTATCCAGGTTTTGAGGTGCAAGCACCAATTTCTTCAAATTATGATTATATGTTAAACATAACTTTGGAGACAGATTGGACTCTTTAAACCAAAAACAAGACCGAAATGTCTCTAAACTAGGTTATAGGATTCCATAAAAATCTAGGTTCCAAAGACCGACAAATTGCGTGATCCCTGTATATAGAAAGGCTGTTCATTTTCTACTTATAACGCTGTAGTTTGTATATCCAGTGCTATTTAGCTCTTATACCCTAACTGGAGAAGGGCAGTCCCCTTAAACAAAAGATGAACAAACCTTGATTAAGATTAGGTATTCTTGATCAATGAAAATATTACCTGCTAAAAATTTAAATAACAATAATCAAAATAGTTTTCAGACCTCTGAAACTGTTAATATACTTTCTGCTGACATATCAAAGATGGGTGAAGTATCAGGTGGTACCTTTTCTGGTATTCCTGAATCTCCTAGTGTTGCTGCTGTCAGTGGGGTGTCAAGTATTAATGCTACTACTACGTTTGTAGATGATAAGGATACAGTTCAAAGAGATGAGTCACGTGTTGCACATGTCTCCGATTCTTGGCTATCTTTAAACGATACACAACAAACCGAACAGAGTATTATAGATTTTCTCGCTAAACCTATAGTTCTCTTTTCTAATAGTTTTAGTGTTAGTGACACTTTTTCATTTTTACAGTCTACTTCGATGCCATTGGCTGCTTTTACCTCAGCTCAAGGTTCTTTGTGGACAAATAAATTGCTTGGTTACTTTGGAATTAGAATGGAT